CAGGTCATGAAGGCCCAGCCGATGTGGTCGCGGCTTGTGGGATTGAACTCCTTCAGCTTTGTAAATGGTGCGTCCTTGATGTAGCCCCGTGTTGCGTTGGGACGTTTAGGAGTCATCTCTCCACCATCCACATAAGGGAAGGTGGCACGCATCTGATCGGCCAGCTGGTCCATTTCTGTTCTGAGAACGGACTCCAGTTGCTGTGCCTTACTTACATCAAAGGGCCATCCAGAGGTTTCCTGCTTGGCCATGATGGCTGCCACGTCGTGTTCCAGTTGAATGGAATCATTGAACCGTTCCAACTTCTCCTTGAAGAGTTCGAACAAGGTCATGCCAACGTGGACATCCTGCTCGCAATAGTCCTCCATCTCCTTTGACCACTCTGACCAGTCCGTTGTCTTTGCGAACTGACCTTTGTAGTCACCAAGACGGTAGCCCCATGCCTCCAGGGAATGTCTACCAAACAACTTGCTTGGCATTCCAATGGGCTTCTTGCGGAAGTCCCGAGATAGGATGTCCGGAAAAAACATCCGGCTCATGATCAAGGTGTCATAGATCCTTGCTTTGGGTTCAAAGAATGGGTAAAGACTTTGAATCACGGGAATGTCAAACCCAACAATGTTGTGGCCGACAAGTTCGTCCGCACACTCCAGAATGGTAACACCGGTGGTAACAGACTCGGCTGATCCACTGTCGTTGTATCGTAAGACCTGTCCACTGTCCAGATCCTTGGTAACAATACAGTGAATTCGATCTAAGCCCTGCCGTGGTAATCCATTGGTTTCAATGTCAAACAGTAGCCTCATGACCACTGCCCCGGCTGTTCGGCGTCGAGGGCTGCTTGGGTGTTAGCGTCAGGCTTACCACATTCGTTACAGAAGTAGCCTTGCGGATATTCCTCAGAGTAGAAAAAGGAATCAGAGCCGCAGGAACAAAGATCATTAGAAGTCAGAATAGTCATCGGGAACGTTTGGTTTGGACTTAGTCAGTTCGACAACATCGAACTCAATCATTCTACCAGTGTTGCCATCAAAGCTGACGGCTCCAGCTGGACCAGTCTTGCCATTGAATCGATTCTTCAGCACACGAATGTTGGAAGTACTGTCGCCTGCTGATAGGTTACGTTCAAGAGCAATGACCATGTCAGAAAGTTGCACGATGCTGTGGCTGCCACGAAGGTGACCGAGGCTAACTTGTGCCCCGTCCTCGTGGCCCTTGTCGTTCTGTGGTCGCTTGAGGTGGCTGATCAGAATCATGCCAATGCCAGTCTCCTCCACAAAGGAACGGAGCTTGGTCATGGTCAGGTCAATCAGCTTTCTTTCATCGTGCGACTCATTGCCACTCATCAAGATGGAAAGGTGATCGAGGATGATCCACCCAACCTCTTTGGCGAGGGCCATGAATCGACAGTCGGAAAGAATTGCATCAGGGTCCACAGAACCAAAACCATCTCGCAGATAAACCCTACCGGTACCGAGCGAGGCTTCGAATGCCGCCTTGAGATCATCTGTTGGAAGTTCATTGTTGAGGTGAAGTGGTCGGTTGGCCTTGACGGACATCAAGCGAAGAGCAGTCCGTTGAAGACTCTCCTCAAGGGCAATATAGCCCACACTCTGGTCCTGGTCAACCAACTTCTGAGCTACCTCTCCACAAAATGTGGATTTACCAACACCGGATCCGGCGGTAACGGTAACCAGCTCGCCTCTGCGAAGTCCTCCGGTGATGGAGTTGAGAGCAGAGAAAGGCCAGTCAGCGTCTCGACCATGAAGGGGACGAGTGGCCAGATCGAAAAGTTCACGCCCATCAATGACGGTCTTTGGTGAGTAGGGTTTCTTGTTCCACAGCGCCTGTCTGATTGCGTCGTTGTCCTTGGCAATCAAAGCCTCGTTGGCATCCTTGTAGGGGCTGGTTCTGGCAATGAAGAGCCGATCGTGTGGAAAGAGACTCGCACAGTCTTGTGCTGCTTGGATTCCAGCGTCGTCATTGTCGAACAGGAGGATGATCTCCTCAAACCCCAGAAGCCACTTCAGCTGGTGCTGGAGGGCACGCTTAGCGCCTTGGGCTCCATTTGGAACGGAGACCACGGGCCAGCTATTGCGTACCTGAAACACGCTCAGGCAGTCAAACTCGCCCTCGGTGATAACAATGGACTTGCCTTGACCCCATAGTTGTTGACCGAAAAGCGTGTGGTCTTCATTCTTCCCTACCCACCGAAAATCCTTTTCAACATCACGAGCTTTATACGCGATGAGCTGTCCAGATTGCGAGTAGTAGGGAAACTGAATAACCTTCGAATCCCGATCAAGGCGAACATTGAATTTGCGACAGGTTTCTTCAAGGATGTTTCTGGTCCGAAGGGGAACAACGTCCCCGGTGAGTTCCATGATGCGACGATGCGGCTTGTGAACAGTGGTGATGTCGGAGTCTGAGCCAGCGTCCCAGTGACCGCAGGAGAAGCAATACGAATGGCCATCAGTGTAGATACCATTTGCATCACTACTCCCACAGACTGGACAGGGCTCATGCCTCACGAACTCTGATTCGGAGTCATGCTGTCGAACCATTCAAGGGGAATGTTGTAGGAAGGTGCCCACAGAAAGCCATGCTTCTCCGCCCACATAGCGTAGGTGGTCTTGCTGTCCTTTGTGAGCGTATTGTAAGGTGCTTGAAACACCAGACGTATGTCCCGATCAGGGTGCTGCTTTTTGACGGCAAGCATCTTCCTTCGATCCTCAGGCTTGAAGTAGCCCTTGGCTTCCAGAATGACCCCATTCGGTAAGATAAAGTCTGGTGTGTATACAGCTGAAACGGTGTAGTTAAGACGCAGTGTCTCATACTCAAACGGTTGCCCATTGAGTTCGAACCACCGGGCCAGCTTTTCTTCAAGTCGGCTCCGGTACTTTGTCATTAGAACGGAAGATCGTCGTCTTCGTAGTTAGCAGGACCGGGGCCTGGGTCTTCGGTGGGTTCAAAAGAAGGGCTATCAGCCTTGAATCCATCCGCTTTGCCAAAGAGAGCTGCCACTTCAGCTTCATCCAGCCCGCCGCTATCAGAACCTCCAGAGCTAACCAGCTTGAGAATTTGAGCCCCTCGTACCTTGAGGGAACAGCCAACCTTTGTGGCATAAACATAGGGACGAAGATCAATGATTAGCTTGACAACAGTACCTTTCCAGATCTGAGTATCAAGATCAATGGGCACGCCATCAGTATCCACCCAGGGGAACATTGGGGCAGAAGCGTCTCCACCATAGGAGTACTTAACAAGACCCTCGTCGTCCCACTTAGGAAGCTCTTCGGTGTGACGCTTGCCTGCTATCTTGTTTTTGGCTACGGCAATGGCCTTGTCATAGGCTGCGTCAAACGTTGCGAGCTGGTCCTGGGGAATGCGGAAGCTGATCGAGCAGTTGTTGAACTTACCCGATGGCTTGAGGGCGTTGATGTAGCCTTCCAGGGTGGTGGTGATGATGAAACGTCCTTCGGACATGAGTAGGTAGCGGTGGTTTGTTGATGGATGTGGATGATCAGTCTTCATCTTCCGTTGAGGGAAGACCAGCAATCTCAATGCTGTCGATGATGCTCTCCAGATCCTCTTCGGCAAAGCCTTCGTTGACGATGTCGTAGCCAACCTCATAGGCGGCCAGACAGCCATCAACACTGAAGCCCTTCGATGCAGCAATCACAAAGGCAGCATCGCCCAGCAGCTTTCCAAGATATTCGAAGAAGGTCTGATCAATGCCAGCCCTGTTCTCCTCATACTCCGCATAAAGAAGCTCAACAACATGGGGGTTGAATCCAGTCAGCTCAATGGCTTCGTTGATGTTTTCTTGAACAGGAATTGATTGATCCATGTTTAACAAAAGAAGTAAGCAGAGGATTGAACATCATTGATGTCCAACGTGTTTTGCATTACGGATTCATCAAACTCTACCCCAAGAGATTCCGACCACTGTTTAAGGATCGGTTGGGAATAGATCTCAACGAACTTGTCCCGTATTGCAAAGGCCATCTGATCCATGTCGCAGGACCTGCCAAGCACACAATCATGAATGACGGTGAATGGCTTGTTCCATTCGGCAAAGACCAGATGAAGTAGAGCAGCATCCAGACTATGAATCAGGTTCGGGCTGGCAGCAGTTCGTGATCGATTAAGATCCACCTGTCTGTCCTCCCATTCCTTGTTGAGCCAGGTCTGCATCCGTTGACCAAGGAGACGTGTTTGAACAGGCTTAAGTTCAATCTTTCGGTATTCCTGAATGACATGGAATCCAGAAGGTGTGGTCCACTCAATGGTGGCATTGCCCTCCTTGATCTTCTGTCCAGCAACCCGTTGGATGAATGTCATGGATGCACACGGACCAGCAAAGACTTGCCTCACTGCGTACCGGTAGACGGCCTTGACGATTGCCTGTAGTTCTCCCTTTTCCAGCTCCACCCCCTTGAGTTCCTGCCTGATGTAGTCCCGTGCGCTGCCCTCAGTGACCCCATATGGTGTGGTCATGACGGTGCGTTTGGTCACCTTGCGGTTCATCAGATGGTGGAGATGCTTTGGAAGTACATCCTTGGCCTTTTCAGCAACGATGGCGTACCCGTCAGATGGCTTATCAGTGGGAACCACATTGACCATCTGAGCAGCAGTTTTATCAAGCGCAAGAGCAGACAAGTGCTGGAGTCCAGAACAAGTCGCATCCACGGACACAGGAAGACCAGAGGTTTTCTTTTCCTTTGTGATGACACATTGATGATACTCAATGGCAGCAGCCAAGAAGCACCAGGGCTCCTCAAACTTTGACCACTCAGGAATTGTTCCCTCTGGATCCTCAGCAATCCTACTGATCAACTCATGGTTAGACCGAGTCCATTGGATTCGATCGTCCATCGTTGCTTTGTCCAGTCCATAAGTAGTAGCAACCTGAAAGGCTAACCACCACTCATTAACAGGACCCTCCTCATTGAAGTAGAGAAGGCTCTTGTCGAAGTCAGTTCCCTGAGGGCTGAGGCTTGTGGGAATTGGATAGCAACGGCCCCGAAAGTCAAATGACCAGGGAATCCAGAAGACATCGTCCTTGTATTTGTTCGCCACAAAGACTGCCTCTGTGGTTCTGTAGTTCTTCTGTGCCAATCCTGCGTTTCTATCTTCGATCTCTGTTCGAGTCCGGCGATAGTACAGCTGCTCCTCTTCGGATGCTGATTCCCAGGGGTCTGGCTTTGGCGGTGGAGGCGATGGCTCCTCAGCTCGGAACTTACCCACAGTAATGTGGCGTTCCATACAGAAGTTGGCTACGTCAAGGACGCGGCTGTTGATCCGGTAGGGGACCTTCTGGAGACGGTTCAGCATGGCCAGTGCCCTGCTTCCGTATAGGGGCAAGTGCCTTTTCTTGAAGCGGGTCCCTCGGATCAGGGTCGTGAGGCGTCTCAGTTCGTTGGTGAGGTACCCACCAGAGCTGGCGTTGGTGTCCCCTGACCAGTCGTTCGGCTCACACAGCATAGGCCACATACATGCCGCAAAGGCCTCAGCCTGCTCCATAAGCGCCTCCTTGGCCCTTAAAAACTCTGGTTGGTGTACCAGGACGTTCAGGGTCTTTTTGGCAGCCGTACGGCGGCAACTGACGCCAACCCAACCAGTTGCCTCACAGAGCCGATCAAGCAGCCACCCACCAATAAGCACCTTGACGGACGATGACCATCGTGGAGCTTGGAAGTTGTTCTTCCGCATCGTGGCCCGATAGTGTTGGACCCGATACGAATAGCCCTTGTTGTGGTGGATGCGTTTCTTTGCCTGTTCAAAGAGATCCTTGTGCTTGGCATGGAAGTCATCCAACAGAAGCTGATCATAGATCAAGGTTCCAATGCGATGAGTAACCGCAGCGTAAGTTGGCTTTTCTACCTTGCGATTGCCAAGCACATCAAGCGTAGCTTTTGCCGTGATCAAAGCAAGGACACACGGATCGCAGCCCTTGATCACCATGGCTGCTGCTGCCTTGTCGGAGGCCCAACCACGAGTGATGTGGCTGAGCTTGGTTTCGATGTTCTCTGTGATCTTTTGGAGGCCGCTGTTGATGAACGATGACCCATAAACCGTAGAGCTGGCATAGGACCGCTCTTCAGCTACTCGTGTGCGTTCCCGGAGCCTTTTGATGGCTTCCCTGCGTGCCTCCAGTTCTCGATGAAACTGACGATCGAGTTGTTCAGGTGTGGCCATGTATCAGGTGTGGTTGTGTGTCTCCAAAATCAGTTGCCGCATCCGTCTGGTAATCAGAATGTGGGAAAGGTTCTTGATCAGCTCCTGTGTTGTGTTGATCTCCTCCTCTGCCCCCTCAATGCCCAGCTGAGCATGAAGGAGTCGCTCCGGATGAACATCGGGCAGCTCTTCCATGTTGCCATCATCGTCTACGTCATGGGTAGAAAGAATGTCGGAGTGAAGATTCAGTTTAGCACCAATGTCAATCAGTTGATCCAAAGCCAGGTGCATTAGGCTGTGAATCGTTTCTTCATACAGCTGTTGATTGGGGACTGAGTAGGCCATTTATTTGCGGGTGTCGTGATGCTCTGTTGAACGCTTGATAGGCCAGCATAATAGCAAGCCCCTTCTTATTCAGGTAGCTGTATTGATGAATGTTGTTACGCTTTGCCAGCTGCCGTAGCTGTCTCCACGTCAAGACATCCTTGAGGTGATCGGCTAATTCCTCCGGGTTGGGGAGGTGTTGGCGGCTTGTGAGTCGCAGAGCGGATTGGAAGTCCATTCGGGTTCGAGGAATAGGTTCACAGTCAGGATATTCTGTTGTGGATTTAACTCCGTTATACTTTGAATGGCATGAGATTTAGTGAAAGCAAGGACACAACCCTTTGTTCCGTCTGGATAGTGGTAGGACCATGCTCGGAGGGTCATTCAGGTAAAGCCTCCAGCTCGGCGGCAATGGCGAGAAAATGAGCGCGAATGGCGTGATGTGCGGCGAACACGCCTGCATCAGCGTCGGTGTCACCTAATGGCGTGTTCATCTGCACCTGATCCGCAACAACTCGCAGGGCGGCGGCAGCAACCGCGCGAGATTCATTAAGGCAATCATCTGGGTGATAGGACTGAGCATTGTTGGCGGCATTTAGCACCGCCTGCGCTTGTGGTGATAGTTGTGTCATAGATGCTTAGTGGGAATGACTACGAGGCTTGAGGCACCGGCAGCGCGTGGTGGGGAAGCCAGGCCGAATAGCGAGCCCATCTCTGCGCTTCAAGTGGGGCGCAGATCCAATGCGGAAAAGCTCCAGGCTCATCAACAATCCACCACCAGCACCTTCCCTTCGCATCGCAATCCTCCGGCTCCGGCAGCCGCTCAGCGACCGGCACCGGCTTGGGCTTAGCCAGGGCGGCGCGGGCGCGATAGATCAATTCGGCATCTGTGCCATCGTCAAGTGAAATGCCGTCAATAGAATTGGAACTTAGCCACTCTTCCAAGGAATCGGCTAGCTCAGCGCACAGCGCTCGAAAGTCAGTCATCGAGTTGCTCCAAGGCGAGGCGAATGGTTTCTACTTCAGCTTCACTCCATAGGTCTTTGGGATACTTGAGCGTTTCCAGCGCCTGCTCCTTCAAGCTCGGCGGCTTGGGGCGGCGGGCAAAACGCAATTCATCAGCAACTTCATCAACGTCTTTAAGCCACTCACAACACGCCTCCAGCTCTTGGTCGGCGCCCCATTGGGCGGCGCGGGTGGCGATGTGCTGTTCGTATGCCCAGTGTTCATCGTTGTATGGCACGCCTGAAAGATTGGCATCGTGCCCCCACTCCTCAACAAGTTCCAGTGGCACGGTGATGGGGTTGGTCATTGTGTCATCCTCCAACAATAAGAAAGGTGTGCTCGTTGAATGTCCTCCTTAATCGCAAGTAAGTGCTTCTGACCAGTCATTGCTGCTGCTCGGAAGATCTCTACCACCATCATCCTCTCAGTTGGTGTGAGGCTATTGCTGCCCCGTCTCTTGATCTTTTCAATGATGCGGCCAATCTCGGGTGGGTGATTGTCACCTCTTGGCTTTTCCTTTGTTAATGGCATTTTACTAGTCATGAAGAACAAGGCTAGGGAAACAAGACAATGAGTTAATGAACACTGCCTCCTGATCGAACTGTTCACAGTACTCCTTGGCTATTTTATGAACATCAATAGCATCGAAGTAGTACTCGCTTACGACAGTGATGATAGACACATCTTCAGGATCACCATTCCAATAACCAGTACTTTCAGTAACCGAAAACGACTTGAATCTAGGAACAATGTTCTGCTTGACAAACTTGTTAAAGAGCTTGTCAGTGACTCGTCTCGTTTCTTCATGCCCAAATTGTGGTGTTGGAATGACTCTACCAAGGTAGATCTGATAGGTTGTTGCGGTGGATGGAATCATCAGTCAAAGTACACAAATGGAAGATAATACGGTCGATCCTTTTTAGTTGTAGATTTGGGTGAGCCTTTTGATTCCTTTGATGTAGGCTTTTGAGTACCTGACTTTGTAGGAGGCTGAGAGCGAGTCATCATTTAGAACAGCAAGGGTTTCATCACAGTACTTGTTGATCATACGCCTGATCCATGAGTTAGCATCCTCATCAACAGTTGTTGTGCTGTGCCATACATGGGCGGCTGCGTCTACATCAGGGTAGACAGTAGACAGTAGAGTGTTCATTTACGAGAGTGGACTTGGGCGTTGAGGCATCCCTTGCCCTCTCTTGACCACATCCTACCAACACTAGACCCCCTGTCAACAGCAATTTTGATAAGCGTTGCTGATAAATTCAAAACAATTTAGGCCAGGAGTTCAGCAGACATGTAAGGGTGAGGCT